AGATAATCAACACTATCCCCACCACGAATGCCAATGTTATTAACATTAATATCTAAACCTTCAGGACTTAAATTTAAACGGTTAATAATCTCGTTTTTGCCAACTTTATCATCAACTCTACTTGCCATAACGTTGAAGTCTTTATTGACTGTAATATCTACCTTGTCGCCTCTAAGTTGAATACCGTTTCTATCCATTGTGTAGGATTGAATATTACCGTTCTCATCGTAACTTAAATTGATACCTTTAGTTGTGGCTGATATTTCTGAAATTACTTGAGATAACGTTTTACGACTAGCGTTGTCCCTTCGTATAAACTGATTTTACCTATATATTGGTCATCAGATTGGGAAATAGCGATAATTAAAATATCTTCTCTATTACCTGTATTAAAACGTATAACTTTATCAGTAGTGTAACCAGCAATAGTATAAGATCCTTTTTTATAAAAAATACCTATTTTTATATCCGGACTACTCTCATGTACCTTTAAAATATAATCAGTGTTTTGTTTTAAAGACGGGTTACCACCGTTATTTCTATCGTAAAAATAAAAATTAATTCTTTGATACGCGTTTAATTCTACGTAATAAGGTCCTTTTGTTATACCAGATGTACTATTTTGTGTAGTCGAATAATATGACTGTAAATAATTTCGATTAGTAGATTTAACTGAATCTATACCATTTTTATATTCGATTAGACTTACTTTATCGGCTATTTGATTAGATAACTGTATACGTTGTGATTCCGCACTATTCAATTTAGAAATGATGTCGTCCACATCTGCAGTATATTGTTCATTTGATACTTTACTATCAATTTTATCTGATTGTATTTTCAGCTCAGAGGAATTGTTATTAACCTGTCTTTCTAATGGAGCAATACTATCATCATATAATGTGGTAATATCTTTCTTATCAGCCTTTAATGTAAAACCATCTTTAAGTTGTTTAATATCCGATGATTGCTGTATCTGTGTTGACGTGATTGGTTCTAGCATTTCATCCGTATAAACTTGTGCTGAGTATCTTCTGGCGCAGGTGTCCAGTCGGTTGGCATATTACCTTCTTCTAACTTTACCCACTCGATGTTTGATCTCACTCGGGTATCTATCGGATAGTTATATAATCTAATATTATCTGTGATAAATGTGTCTTTGTTTGCTTCAAATGTCACTTTATATAATTCATCTGAAATCTTATCTGCATTCGATGTTATAAAGTATCTACCGTTATCACGTAAAATCGCTAAACCACCGTTGGAATTTTCTACATTGCCTTTTACTGTGACTGTATATGTCTTACCTACTTCCATTGGTTTAGATAACGTATAATCAGCGATTAAATAGTTAGAGTTAGAATAAGGCACATCACTTTTTAAAACTAAGATCCTTCCACCGACTTGAATGCCGTCTACTTTAGCACTCACTTCACTAATGTTGCTGCTTAATTCATCCTTAGTTTGTATTATCTTGCTATTAACTTCACCGTCAATAAGCTGCTTCAGTGCTTCGTCTTGACCGTTGATGTAGGCTTTCAACGCGTCTTCTAATTCTTGTTGACTTGGAATATCTGCAAGTAATTGACCTGTTTCAGCATTCCATGTCCCTCCGATTCCAGTTGCAACATTTTGCATAGTTTCATTGAATTTCTCATCAGTATATTGTGATTGAAGTAATTTCAACCGTTTATCAATAGAAATTTTAGCGTCAGTTACGTATTTATATAATGTTTGTAGCTTTTCTCGATACACTGCAAATAAAGTTTGCGTATCAACTAACTTACCTATCGTTGCTGTATCTTCATCCATACTATCTAAATTAGTTTTAATCTCTTGATATACATTATCTACATCTAATAATGCTTGGTTTAAATTACCTTTTAAATCATCGTCCACAAGATACTCACTGTTCAATACATCGTACACATCATTTTGTAACTTACTGTGTTGGATAGTTAAATTGATAAAACTATTATTTAAATCTCGATACATCACTTGCTCACGTCTTAAACCACCTATTTTTTCAACATCATCAGCAGTTTGAGTTATCCATTTACCATTCCAGTAACGACGTAGTACTGCAACATCAGGGTTTGACGTGTCATACCATAATGTATCATTTTGTGGATTTTCTGGTGGCTCTGCACCTTTGAATATTTTACGTTCGTAATATTCTAACTCTCCAGCTACAACGTCACTCACGATTGTGTTTACATTCGAAATATTGTCGTTAAGTTTTTTAGTAATTTCATCAAGTTTTCTAGTAAAGAATTCTCTTAGTTTAGTTTCTTCGTATTCAATAACATTGCCAAAGGTAAATTCACTTTCATCTGCTAACCAGTTGTACTTAATACCTATAACTTCAGCCTCTATATATAAAGGTGGTCTGAAATCTCTATCTTTCACTCTTACAATATCTCTTAGATGCACTGTTACATCGTTATAATATTTATGGATATCGATTGAAGATACTTCATAGCTGATTGCTGCTTGATTACGTTTGTTGAGTTCTGTTTTAGCAAGTGTGGTCAAACGTTTAAGTGTCATATTCTCATCGTTACTTTCAGGCTCATATACATCCCAAATATAACGATTAGGAAGTCCGAAAATCTCTTGTGCTTCATCATCTACTACAACAGTTTCAATTCTTGAGCCATCTTCTTTTTCAGGACCAACTGCAAGTAAAGCAGTTTTCACTTCAGATAGATCAATCGTTCTTGTCATACCTGTTAAGTCTTTACCTTTAGTAATTTCCTTACCTTTGAATAAGTTTTTAGGTTTAGTAATTGATACATAACGATGTTCGACAGTATGTGCGCCTAATTCAATATAAAAACTAGGGACCATGTCGTAAGTAGTACAAAGCATATAAATTAAATCAAACGGATTAGTATGAGAAGTCCATGAAGTTGTACGGTTTCCACCGTATTCTGTATCATCAGACACTTCCCAACCTGTATCAGCAAGTGTTTTAAGCAACGCTTGTGTCGTTGTATGTGCTTCAAATTTACCAGGTTTAATTGGCTTTGCAGTTTTCAAATCTTCTAGGTAACTAGCGTTACATTCGATTTCAGTTGTCCCGTCGAAGTTATCTGTAATGTGGATAATAACAAACTCTCTGAACGTACCGTTGTTATCTTGAGCGATAATACGATTACGTTCTCTTAATTTCTCCGCTCTATTATTTTCAATCGTAAAATCAAATGTCTCTGATTTTTCTTCTACATTCATACTCATTTCAACATTGATTAATGCGCCATCACTTTGGCTAATAAAATCAATAATATTGTCGTTAAAATCAAGTACATGTATTCCTACATTCTTCACTATCTAACCTCCAATCTATAAGAATCTATCTTGCCAATACACTGTGGTATCATACGTATTTTCGGGATAAATAATACATTCATTCATGCCTTTATTGATATTGAAGAAGTCACTACCAAATGTTTTTAAATCAAGCGCTGGATCTTCATTAATCGTTACCGTCTTTTCTGCCATGTTGATGTCTATAATATCGCCTTTTTTAATGATTAAATCTCTTGTTTTAGGTGGCTTAGGTAATATTTCGTGGTTATAAGTACCTAACAACATAGTAGGCATTAAATAAGCACTGCCATTCTTACCTGCATCCACACTAATTGATGAAATAGGTCGTTGATAAAAGTTTCCGCTATCTATCCAAGTACGTTTATCGACATCAACTGGAATTATTCTGTTAGGATATAACACTTCTTTAAATTTCCAAGTCTTAATGTGAAAAGTGTTACCTATACGTTTCAATCTCATGTATATAACGATATGATCCCATGTATAAAATTCTGGAAGATTAGTATATCGGTATATTACTTTTTGCTCCCCGTTTTGATTAAATAACGTAATGTATATCGTTCCTATACTTTGACTTGCTCTAGGGTTGCTATAACCAATAGACGCAATAACACGATTATCTGTGTCGTATATATATTGCGCTGCATGTGTAGCGCCTTTTTTTCTTTGGTCAACGTGTATTTTAAATGTAGAACTAAAATCTTGTGCGCTTTTACCGAATGATTTCTTATATTCAGCACCATGCCAACCACTTTCTGTTGATACAGTATCTTCTTTCAATCTAAAGCTTTGATTAGACGTGTGGATGTACATTGAACCACCAACTGTTCCACCAGTAACATTATCATTCACTGTGCCATTAGTTATTTTTGACCAACCTGTTAGAGTAGTCATTTCACTATTGAGAAGTGTAGGTGTATAATCTTCAACTTTCTTATCTAAATCATCATCGCCTATCATAAAATAATCTTCGTTATTCTTCGTGATAGAGAAGTAACTCGCATTTTTTAATGCTGTTGCTTGAACAATGATAGGACTATCTGCTGTCCCTGTACTTACCACTGATACTTGGTCAGAAATAGCTGTGTTTTTAGTACCTTCTACTGCGTATTTGTAAGAATCAGCTAAAACAACGTTGATACTGAACTGCCAAAAAGTTTTGCTATACTTTTCTAACTCAATTGGCCCTTCAAAATAAGCGTTCCAATACCATTTTTGTGATTTGAACTGTAAAGGTACTGAATGATCGTAATCAAAAAACTTAACAAGTTCATTCAACACATCATCATGTGTTTTTATACCACCAGATGAAAGATAATCATTTCTGATGATTAATGGAAGTTCGAATTTATATTCTTTAAGTTGTCTTTGTTTAACTACACTTCCACTTCTACCTAATACTTCTTCAGTTTCAATACCAAAATTAAAAGAGGGTATTTTAAACCCTCTTTCAACTACTAACCATGGAAGTGTTTTATTATTAACTTTTATAGTATCAATCAATTATGTGACCTCCCCTGGTTTAAATCTTGATTTTCTTTGTTTTTGTCTATTGTATTTATCAATAGAATTGAAAACTTGTTGTTCATGTGTATATTTATCAATCGTTGGTTCAAAGTTTTTATCTGCAATCGTTTGATTACTTGTCACAATTTGAGTTAATAAAGCAATTTGTTGTTGTTGTGCTTGTAGCATTTGTAACAACACATCATTATCGTTACTTCCACTTGGTTTAGGCAATGAATTAGGTCGTTTATTACCTCTAGTGCTACTTTTTCTATCAATATCTTGTGCAGCAAGTGCCAACATCTTCATAGCATCATTGCGTCTAGATGGATCAGTTGGAATTACCCACTCAGGATAACCACCTTCTGCAATGTTGTACCAACCTGCAGATTTGATTAAGCCACCTGTGGCGTAACCATGACCGTGTCCGATAACACTTAACATATTTCTACCGTATTTGTATTTAGCCCAATGAATACCAGCTAATAAGTTATCTAACGGATTAAATACATTACCATGTCCAGGAAACTTCATTGAATTAAATGTATTTCTCGCAACTTGGACTAGACCTTTAGCTTCATTGCCACCGGTATTTGCATCTACGTAACCACCTTGAACTGCTCTCGGATTACCACTACTTTCACTATCAATCTGACGTGCCCATGCATTAACATAAGCAGATGATGTTGGTAAGCCATTCATACGCAATGCTTGTTTGATTTGTGGTGCCCATTTTATACCAGCTTTAGGCGCACTACCACCACTTTTCGCATGTCCTTTAAGCCATTTAAGTGGATTAACTGTATTCGCGTTTGTAATTGTATCGTGGCGACCTTTTTCGACTTGGAAATGTAAGTGAGGTCCAGTCGTCCAGTTACCACTGTTACCAGTTTTTGCAATAGGTTCTCCTGCTTTTACTTTTCCATGCTTTAAAATTTTAGATAAATGCATGAAAAATAAAGTAAACTGACCTGTTAAAAGACGTGCTACAAGTCCACCACCAAAGTTGTGAATTTCTTTTAAATTACCATCATTTGTAGAATTAATGGTAGTGCCATATGGAGTACCGAAGTCAATACCATAGTGATGTCCCCCAGCAAATCCATAGCCAGGCGCGCCACCATTAGGATAATATCCTGTATTAATATGATAGCCAGTAAATGATGAGCCATCTCCACCGCCTGCATCGTTTAGCCAACCGTCGAATAAAGATTTAACACCATTTTTAAGCTTTTTATAAGCGCCTTGCATTAACATGTAAGGTAATTCAGCACCTTTAAGAAAATCGAAATTAAATCCTACTTTTTCGAAAATTTTGTTGACTAACTTACCTGGATGACCAATATAATCAAACACATCTCCTATACCTTTAATTACAGCACTGCCAACATCTTTTGCTTTTTCAGTAACTTCTATACCTTTAGCTATTCCTTTTGCAGTAGTATTTTTTACAGTACCACCAGCATCTTTTACTTTATCTATACCGCCTTTAATAGCTTTTTTACCGCTATCAAAGGTATTCATTGCAAAGTCTTTTAACTTAGTACCTATACTGAATTTAGGGACCATATTGTTACTCAACATAGTATGCGTTTGTGCGCCATTTAAGATACGAGTTCCTTTAGCAAGTGGAATTGTTGTATCTGTAGCTGGCGTGATGAAAGCTTTACCGTTAGGTGGAATGACTGTTTCGTGTCTAAAACCACCTGGACCGTTACCTGGACCTTTATCCCCTACAGTTGCTAATGTGTTTCGATTTAACTTGCCATTAGTTACATAATTTTGGGTATGTGTGCTTTCTGTACCTGTAGACAATTTGATTTTTGGTAATTTATCCATATCTAATTTGCCAGCTACCCAGTTCACACCATCAATTAATTTATTTAATCCATTTTTAACTGCGCCAACCATACCAGTGATATGGCCCTTGATTCGCCCAATAATATTTTTGAGTCCGCTAGACATATTATTAAACGTTCTACGAACACTACTCCATAAAATTTTTGCCATATTCACTGTATTATTTTTGATACTTCGCCAAGTATTTGACATGAAATTTTTCGTTTTAGAAAAAATATTTCTTGTTCCGTTATATAAATTTGAAAAACTTCGTTTTACTCCGTTGTATAAACTACGAGCAAAATCAACAGTTGAGTTTCTGATTTTTCGCCAAGTAGATGACATCCAATTTCTTAATTTGCTAAAAATAGAACGCGTAAAATTAAATAATTTACTAAACGTATTTCTTACACCACTATATAAAGACTTAGCAAATTTTACAGTGTTATTTCTAATACTCTTCCAAATATTTGATAAGAAATTTTTCAATTTCCCAAAAATATTTTTCGAAAAGTTGTATAAATTACTAAAAATTCTTTTCACGCCACTATATAAAGATTTGGCGTAAGAAACGACTTTGTTTCGTATGTTTTTCCAAATATTTATAGCAAAATTTTTCAGCTTGCCAAAAATATTACGAGAAAAATTGTATAAATTACTGAAGTTTTTCTTTACTCCGCTAGCTAGAGATTTAGCAAATGCAACAACTTTATTTTTGATAAATTGCCAACTTCTAATCATAAAGTTTTTCAAATTGGCAATTATTTTTTTGGTACCATTATACATTGAACGCATGGCGTTGATCGTACCGTTTTTTATAGATAGCCAAATTCTTAATGATATCGTTTTAATTAAATTAAAGGTTTTAGTTATAAAAATCTTTAGTGAACCGATGATTTTCTTAGCCCCGTTAGTCAAACCACGAATGATATTCAATACTCCAACTTTGATTAACAACCAAGTTTTTAGCGTATTATTTTTTATAGACGACCATAAAAAAGATAAAAATGCCTTCAAAATATTGAAATTTCTTTTTCCTGCATTGACTATACTTTTTACTATTGTGACAAAACCATTTTTTAAAGATACTAAAAATTTAATTGACATATCTTTAATAAATTTAAACGAACCTGGTATAAAAACCTTTAAAAATCCAAATACAGAAGTCGCAGTATTCTTGATAGAATTCCAAGCATTTATAACAAAGTTTCGGAATGAATCATTTGTTTTCCACAGATATACGATTCCTGTAGATAAAGCAGCAATGACTCCTATGACTATTCCTACTGGACCTGTTAATAAAGTAAATGCACTTCCAAGTAGAGGTATTTTAGTTAATAACTTTCCTATTTTAGGTAAAATACCTTTAATTCCACCATTAAATAGGCTAAAGAACTTAGCCCCGCCTTTAGTAGCATTAAGTAACGTCATAGCTTCTGATATACCTACGATGCTATGTGCTAATACACCAGTTGCAACAATAAGTGGAGGTATGGCAGCACCTAATAAAGTGAATGCTGCGATTGCTATCTTAGTAGCATTACTTGTCCCTTGTAAGTGTTCGAATAGTCC